CCCGCGCCGCACGCGTGGCACTTGTAGAAGCCCCTGCCCTTGTGCGTGATGACCGCCATCGACGGCGTGGAGTCCTCGTGGAACGGGCAGAGCGCGACGAGCTCGCGGCCCTTGCGTCGGAGCGCGACGCGGGAGCCGACCACATCGACGATGCTCGCGAGCGAGCGCACCTCGTCGGCGTCGGGCGCGGGCTTTGCCGCTTGTACCCAGTCGAACGGCATCAGAACACCTCCATCGTGGGCGGCGGTGCGATCGGCTTCGGCTCGGTGTAGGTCTTCTTGAAGATGGCGTCGAGCGCCTTCGTGGCGTCGGCCTTCGACATGTTCGGGTCGAGGCCGTGCTTCCGCAGGATCGCGGCCTGCTTGAATGTGCACTTGCCCGACTTGAAGCGCGCGATGATCTCCTGACAGAGCCGCCGCGCCTCGTCGCCGTTGAGTGATCGCGCGTCGATGCCCGAGCGCGCGAGCATCTGCGCCTGCTTGTCGCTGATCGGGCGGGAGCCGCCCCATTTCGCCGTCAGCACATTGGTCTTGTCGAGCCCGAGCACCTCGAACGGATCGACGGTCTTCGCCGTGTAGCGCGCACCGACCTTGAGGTTCGCGCGGCGCGCGGCCTCGCGGGCGATCTGCTCGTCGCGGAGGCGCTTCGCCTCGGCGCGCCTCGCGGCCTCCTCCTCGGCGCGTCGGCGCTCCTCCTCGATGCGTGCGCGGGCCTCCTCAAGCGCGGCGCCGACATCCGCGCCGCGTCCGTTCTTGCGGGCGATCTCGTTCGCGAGGTCGCGCACGGGCTCGGGGTCGTTGCCGCCGAGGATGTCGGAGACGCTGACGAGTCGATGGCGGCCAGTGTTGCCCACGAAGTCGATGACTTCGCAGAATGGCTTCGTGCTTGCGGCGATGGCGGAGAGGCGCGCGGCTGCGGTCGCTGGGCCGTCCACGATGCCCGGCAGCGGACGGGTTCCGCGTCCGACCATCTGCGTGAAGAGCGCGCGGCTCTTCGTGGGCCTCGCGAGCACGACCACCTCGACGCCAGGGTCATCGAATCCCTCGGTGAGCACGCCGCAGTTGCAGAGGATCTGCACCGATCCCGCCGCGAACTCTTGGAGCGTGTGGCGCCGCTGCTCCTTCGGTGTCGCGCCGCTCACGAACGCGGCGATCTTCGTGCCCTTGGGAGCCCATCGGTTGAAGACTTCGGCAAGGCGGGTCGCCTGTTCGACGCTCGCGCAGAACACGATCGCGCGGCGCTTTCCCACGCGCTCGATCGTCGGCGTGGCGAAGCGGTGCAGGATCTCCTCGTCCTGAAGCACTCGGTCGAGGTCGCCCGCGTTGAGGTCGCCCGCGGTCGTGCGCACGGACGAGTAGTCGAGGCCATGCACCTCGATCGAGGTCTGCCTGATCGGCGTCAGCCATCCGTCCTCGATGGCGTCTTGGATGTCGTAGGAGTGCGCGACCGTCTCGAACACGGAGCCGAGCGCGAGCTCGTCGGCGCGGTCGGGCGTCGCGGTCACGCCGAGCACCCGCATCTCGGGGTTGATCGCGCGGAAGTGCTCGATGATGCGGCGGTAGGACTCGGCCGGCGCGTGGTGCGCCTCGTCGATGACGAGGAGGTCGAAGCCGCTCTCGAACCGCTTCATGCGGCCCGTCGAGAGCGTCTGCACGCTCGACACGATCACGCGGGTCGGCGCGTAGTCCCAGTCGAGCCACTCGGGGTTGGCGCGGTAGGCCGCCATCTCGACCTGTGGCGTGACGCCCGAGACGGCACGGATCTTGTCCGCCGCCTGCATGATGAGTTCCTCGCGGTGCGCGATGACGAGCGCGCGCCCGCGCCCGCCGAGCCTGTCGATCGCGGTCGCGAAGACCACCGTCTTGCCGCACCCCGTGGGGAGCACGACGAGCGCGGAGCGGTGCTCCTCGAAGGCGGCGTCGATCGACGCGAGCGATGCGGCTTGATACGGGCGGAGGTTCACTCGACGCCCCCTCGCTTCAGTTCAGGCGGCAGCACCTCGTAGTGCGCGCGGCCGATGAAGCCGGTGCCTCGGCAGGCTTGGCAGTCCTTTTCCTTGCCGACGCAGTACGGGCAGACGGCGTAGGGGAGCGCCGAGAGCCGCAGCGTCGATGCGATCGTGTCGAACGCCGCCGCGATGATTCGGAACTGGACGCGGTGGTATCCGTCGACGCCGTCCTTCCGCAGCGTCTCCGACTTTAGGGCGCTGAGGCTCGACAGGAGCGCGTTCACCTCGTCCTTGTGGTCTTGGTACGCCTCGGCGATCTCGTCAGGGACGGCGGTGCCCGTCGCATCCCGCATGGGCTCGGGCTTTGCCGCCGTCCGCTTCACGGGAGCCGCCGCAGTCTCGTCCTCCCCCTCCGAGTCCTCCCACGGGTCGGACGGCTCAGCGCGGCTCTCCGTGGCTTGGGCGCGGGGCTCGGGGCGGCGGCCGATGTTCGCGGTGTTGATCGGGTACTCGACGCCGTTGCGGGTCGCGACTCTGGGGGTGCCCATCTTTGCGTTTTGCATAGATGAACCGCTGCGCACCGACGCAACGGTGTGCGGGCTGACCCCGCAGTGCGCGGCGATCTTGTTGTCGCTCAGCTCAGGCCGCAGCTCAAGCGCAAGCCGAACCGCCCGCTGCTTGTCGGCAGTCGTGCGCTTCAGCCCGTGCGCCGTGTTCGCACCTGCCGCGTGCCACCGGGCATCGTCGCGGCTCCCCTTGATGACCTGCGCGTCGAGCAGCTTCTCGCCGCGCTTGCGCGCTGCGTGGTAGCGGTGGAAGCCGTCCGCGAGCCAGTAGGTCGAGCCGTCGTGGTAGCACACGATCGGCGGGAGGTCCGCGCCGTCCTCCATCGCCTGCGCGTACTCGGCGACCGTCTCCTGATCGAGCCGCTCGCGGGCTTGGTTCTCCGAGTCGTACTCGATGTGCTCGACCATCACCTTGCGGGGGCGGCCGGGCTTGGCGGCGGTCTTGTCCTGGCTCTTCGTCTTGCTCATGTGTGTCTCCGAGATCAGTCCCCGCGCCGTGCGCCTGCGCGAGGATGTGTGCGCACGGCGCGGAAGGCCGCAACAAGCGGCCGTTTGGAAAGCCTCGATGCACCGGGTGCAGCGCACCGAGGCCGAAGTGGAGTGCTGTCAGAACGGGAGTTCGTCTGCGTCGATGGGCTTCGCCGCGGGCTTGGTCGGCTGCGACGCTGGCGGCGCCGTGCGGACCTGCGCGAACTCGGCGCGGATCGGCGAGATGTCGCGGATCGGGTTCCCGTTGCGGTCGACCTTGTCGAGCAGCTTGATGCGGATGAAGACCGTGCGCTGCTTCTCGACGAGGTTGCGGCGCGCGAAGTCCTCGTCCGCGAAGTGCGCGGGCTCGATGCCGCGCGCCATCATCTGCTCGAAGTCGAACGGCGGCTCGCACGCGTTGAGGAGGCCCGCGAACGACCAGCCCGCCTTCTCGGAGAGCGTGAACATCTGCCCCGCCTCGGCGCCGCGCGAGTCGGCGTAGACCACGAACAACTGCGGGCTTCCGTCGTTCGAGGTGAACGCGCTGCCGTCCTTCTTCGTGCGGCGCACGCTCTTGATGGTCACCTTGTGGTCGCCCAGTTCCAGTTCGGGGGCGCGGCCCCCTGCGTTCTTCCAATCGAATGCCATGTCAGGCTCCTTTCGGTTCATGCGGTCGCCGACAGCGACGCGACCTTCGCGCGCTTGTCCTCGACCCGCTTCTTGAGTTCTGCGGCCTGTGCCGCGAGGTCGTTCGGGTAGGTCTTCTGCGCCCACGCGCGGATCGCCTTCACCGTGGTCTTCTTCTCGCCGAGCGCTTCGTTCAGCGCGACCAGTTCGTCGGCGAGCACCTCGATCTCGTCATTGAGCGCGGCGGGCGAGGCGGTCTCGTCGGTCACCGCGAAGCCGAGCGGCGAGAGGATGTCCATCGCCTTCTCGACGATGCCCGTCTTCGGTGGCGGCGGGGTGCCCGTGTCGATGCGGTCGGCCGCGGCGGCCTCGCGTGCGATGTTGTCCGCGAGCGTCTGCATGACGCTCGCGGCATCGCTCGGGCTCGAGACGAACGGTGCGGCGGATGCGCCTCCTCGGCGGCTTTCGTCATCCGTCACCAACAGCGCGTTGATCGCGCTCGGGGCGCGTTCGCCCGACCCAGCCCGACCGTCCTCCGTCCCCGCCATGAGGCTGTCCGTGGTGCGGGAGCCCGCGATGGGCTTCGCCGCGATGATCTGCGCGTCATCGTCGCCGTCGAGGCCGAGGCCGCAGAGCGACATCGTCACGCGGCGCTTCGCCTTGGTCTCCGCGCGCATCATCTGATTCGCGAGGTTCTCGTGCGACATTCCCTTCACGCCGACGCAGCCGATCGCGCTGTCCTTGCGCCCGTCTGGCGTGGTCGCGACCACCTCGACCATGTAGACGCCCTGCTCGGGCAGGTAGGTGCGCCCCGTGACCTCGATCGACACGGTGTCGCGGCGGCGCAGCTGCGCGGCGCAGTCCTTCGTCGGGAAGAGCTGCAGCTTCCCGCCCTCGCCGGGCAGGTAGATGAACGGGTTCGTCTCCCAGTTCAGCCGCAGGTTCTCGCAGACGCGCTTGAGGTAGCGCACGCGCTGCTCGGGCGTGAGCGGCGCCAGGTTGCCGCCGACCACGACGCCCTCGATCACGCGCCACTCGGCGTCGTTCGGCGCGGTCGTCGCGAGCGCCGTCTCTTCGTTCTGCTGTGTGATTCGCTTCGCCATGTGTTGCTCCTCTCACTCGCCAGCCGTGTACGAATCGCCTCGCAGCCACCACGACGGCAGCGCGAGCTCCTGAATCTCTTCGGGGTATCCAGTGCGGTCGCCCGCCTTCACCTGCCACCAGCGCTCGACGAGCGCGTCGATGCGGTGGTCGGCGATTCCCATCGCGACATCGGGGAGGCGGAACACCGCCACGCAGTGCGGGCGCTCCTTCTCGATCGCGATGAACACCACATCCTCGACGAACAGGCCGAGCGAGAAGAGCACGCGCGAGTAGAACGCGGCCTGATGCGCGTAGCCGTACGAGATCACCGAGCGCGAGAAGTCGCGCGCACTCGCCGAGACGGTGGTCTTCACATCCACGATGCAGACCGACTTGCCGCCGTCCTTCGCGGGCAACAGGCCGTCGATCTTGCACTTCGCGGGCTTCCCGGCGATCTCTCCGATCGCGACGATCTCGCGCTGCTCGCACGATCGGAGGATCGACGCAACGCCCTTGTGCTTGATGGCCGCGCCCGCCATCGCCTCCGCGAGTCCGACCTGCTGGTCGTT